GCACGGGCATGTTGTGCAAAAGTGGCTCTATATTCATGCTTCGAGACGCCCTAGCTCCGCGCTGTACCTTGACAATATCCGTAGCATCGCGATCTGATTCCGTTTCGTAGCGTACTTCTGCTTTTAGAATGTTATCGCCGCGTTTTGTGATGCTTGAGTACGTCAACGCGCTGGACAAAGAAAGCGTAGCATCTACGTTGCTCGGATCATCGCGGCCTTCTGTAATACGCTTAACATCAAAAATTACACGTATTGCCGTAGTTCCTCCGCTGCCGCTTACCTCAAAGCGATAGCCAACACGTACGCCTGATTGCTCGCATAGCTCTCGCAACACATCATAAGCAGATACGTTTGCATTGGCTATGCCGTACTTGTCTTGTGGCACAAGCATTCCGCCGATTGGTGTTGTTTGACCATTTGGCGTAATTGTTGCAATCATCCAAAGTTCTTGATTAGTAAGCGCCGTGCTGCCTGCATTGCGTGGAAGTGACGTAATGTTAGCAGGCGCAAACCAGTCTACGGCATGTGTTAATACTTTGCGTAGATTGTTTCCATAGTCAAAGTTGCCACTTATAGTAGAATGAGATAGAGCTGTATTCCAAGCGCCTCCACTATCAGCATATGCGTCCAGTACATCGTATAGATTAATAAACTTTGCTGATGTGTTAATGCTCCAGAACTCGTGTAATTGTTCACGTTCAAATAAGCCAGAGCCAACCAGTTTAATTTGCCACGCATTTTGTTCAGAATCTACCAGCGTTCCTATGCCGTTAAAGATGTCATAGCCGCTCTTCGTTTTAAGCCAGTAATATGCAATGTCTACAAGCTCTACGTTGTATGAGAAAAAGCCGTTATCAAGCGGCTGCAATTCTAGTGCTTCTACGTTGTCTTCACATCCTGCAAACTCAAGCGTCCAAGTTGTGCCGCTTGTACCCCTGTCTGTATAAAGATACCACGTATTGCGAGTGTATATTCCGGGGCTTGTCTCGTCGTAACCTTGTTCAATATATTCCTGTATAGAACCAGCGCCACTTGGTAGCTGATCCCAGATAAGACGAAATGAGAACGTTGCAGGATTCATAAGGCCATACGGCAGCGAATCAAACTCTGCGGTTAGCTCGCCCATTTCAAGCAGCACCACTTCTGGCAACGGTACGATCGTATCACCAAATGCGCCGTCGTAGCTTATCATGTCCAGCCGCACTTGCCATCCGTTCGGCATAGTACGAGCAATGCGGTAGTGTGCCATTAGCTGCGCTTCCTATGCTCAAACGTGAGCGTTAAAGTACGATTGCCGAATTGCTTGTTGATTGCCGTATTGTTGGACGTCAACGTCACAGGATAGACATACGTTGCCGCTGGATAAGCCCGCGACCCACCATCTACGCGTAGGTACAAGAACTTGAAATCTCGGATGATGTTCAGCAGCGTAATCATGTCCTCAATATCCTGTTCTAGCGATACGCTCGTTGCGTCGTAACTAAACGGATAGGTCTCAATTTGAAACTGTATACGCCGCGTCGTGAATCCTATGACGGTTCCGCTGACATCTTCTAGCGTGCCTGTATTGAACACATAATCGAATTGCGGCGCAAGTATGTAAACGCTCTTGTTTGTCGCTGTTGTAAGCGATGAAATCAACATTAGAGCACCACCATAAGTAGCATCCACGGTTGCCGGTATTGTTGCCGTGTCCGTATTGCTGCCGTACAGGGTCATTGTCCAGTTGCTTTTTGCTGGCATGTTATCCTCTCAACTTTCTTGCAATCATTCGTGAGCGGTCACGCTCGTAAAGGTACGTATCCATGCCTACTTGCACATCTACGCCCATATTGCCTTGTATGCCGTTGGGCATTGAGTCCAGACGCTGACGAATTGCGGATAGCTCCGAGCGCATAAGCTGCAATTCAGTTACTGGTATCGTGCTGATCTGGTTATCCGCTAGCATTTTCTGCAAAGCAGGGAATGACTCAAGCGATTTGCCGCTATGCAAGTGCTCAAGCAGCGCCCTGTTCTTGCGTGTTGTCTCGGCGGTCATCACGAACTCTTGCCCGTGGACTACGCCCGCTACTTGCTTTGTGCCGCCATTGCCTGTGTAACCGCCTTCTTCAAATCCAGACAACGCAGAATTGAGCAGGGCCTTCAACGCTTGCACGGCTGCCAAGCCCGCGATCTGCCCGAATGGTGGAGGGATAATAGAGCTGAACAAAGCCACAATTGACGGAGTGTATAGGTCAAGCAATGCGCTAACAGTCGATCCGACTACCTTCTTAAGTGCCTCCCCTGCGCTTTCACCGCCCGCTACAAGAGATGCAAAAGCAGCACCCGCTGATACGGCTATCTGGTTAAGTGCAGCGTCCTGTACTTCTGCGGATTCTTTGGCTAACTTCTCATCTTCCTTCTTAAGATTGGCGCGATCCTGCGTATACTTTTCCTCTATCGCTTTGAGTGCTGCCTCGTAAACTTCCTTGTCTTTGATGCCCTGATCTTGCAGAGCTTTCAACTGATCTGCCTTGTCTTTTTCAAGGTCTATCTCTTGTTTAGCTATCTCTTTTCTACGTTCAAGTGCAGCGTTGACCGTATTGATACCGTCCTGCGCTGCCTTTGCCTGCTGATCTGCGATAGCTTGGAATGCCTGCGAGATAGCCGTAGCCGTCGCACTTGCCGTCTGTTCCTGTTGTGCCTGCAAGTTAGCAAGCTGATCTACCGAATCTTGATACGTCGCTGTACCATCCTGCAAATTCTCGATTAGCTTTTCCTGCTCTTCATTCAACGCCGCTGCTTTGTCCGCAGCTTCGCCGTAGATAGTCGCAAAATCTACCGAGCGCAGAGCTTCGCCGATGCCGCGCAATGAATCCGCGAATATATCGCCCGCCTGCTTTACCTGTTGCTGCCTAATCTGCGCTACAATGTCCGCCGTTCCCTTCGCAATCTCGTCTGCGCTTTGCTGGTATGCGCCGCGAATCTGTAATGCGTACACATCTTTAGTATCGGAAGGTAGCGACTGCAATCGTGCAAGTATCTCTGCGCGTACTTTATTTGTACGCTCTGCATAATCAGCAGGATTTAGCAAGCCCTGCTCGATCTCTTTGTTAATCTTTGCAATAGCAGCCGCATACTCTGGAGTAGATGCAATGATAGCATCTACTGTTGCTGTCAGTCCACGCTCAATAGCTGATCTTTGTGCGTTGAGAACAGCCGTAGCAAGCGAGTTGTCACCGCCCGCAAAGCGTGCCTGCAATCGTGCTAGTAACTGATCGGCAACTTTGGCGTTTAGCTCTTCTACTTTCTTTGCCTGCTCTTGTGCCTTTGCCAATTCATCAGCGCGCTGCTTTGCTCGTATTTGTGCGATAGCGTCCGCGCTTTCCTGCTCTAATTTCTTGAGCTGGATATTAAGTATTTCGCGCTGCGTCGTCTCTAGCTTGCCCTTGCCTTTGATAGCTGCAAGCTGCTCATCCAATATCTTCTTCTGGAAGTCACGCTCAATCTCGATAATCTTAATCGCGCGCTTGTTTTCATCTTCGATAGACTGCGCATCGCGTATTTGCTGCCGCTTCTGTTCTTCCGCCGTTAGTGCTTTTAATTCGGCGCGTGCTGCCTTTAACGCTTCGGCGTATGCCTTTTCCTGTTCTTTCTTTTTCTCTGCCGCTGCCGCTTGTTGCTCTGCTAGCTTTGCCGCCTCTTCTGGAGTAAGGCCGCCGTTGTTTGCTTTGTTAACATCCTCTTGCGCCTTTGCCTGTTCCTTCGTAGCGTCTGCATCTTTCTTCTTTGCTTCTGTCAACGTGCCAAATGCAGATAATGCGTTTTGGATATTGCTTAAATCAAAAGAACTAACGGCATTGATTAGCCCTACGATTGCATCGCCCAAGTTGGTAATAACTGTAAAAACAGTTTCACCAAGCGACTTGAGATAGTTCCATGCCTTCGTTAAAAACTCACTCGCCCCGGTAACGTCGCCAATCCATTTTACCAGCTTGACAAATGCGCTAATAAGAATTTGGATAGGCGCAAACAATACACGTACGACCGTAAATACTGTCTTGAGTGCAAGTACAAATCCATTTATGGCAACGTTTACAATTGTGCCTATAACATTGCCTAGCGTCTTGAGAATGTTCGTATCACCGCCAAGCCCAGAAAATGCCCCTGCGATTACATCGCGTACCTTGCCAAATCCTTCGATAACAGGATTGATAATAGGCACGATCAAATCTTTGTATATCGTATTAAGCGCCTGCCCAACTTCTTTCTTTGCGAGCTCAAAGATGCGCCCAAAATCTGGCGGCGGTATCGTTTGGTCGATTACCTTGCCCGCTTCTTGTGCTGCCTTCTTAACTGCCGCTGTATCAATTGGCGCGCTGAATATCTTACTATACGCTTCGCTACCAATGTCTTCCGCGATGGAACCGCCAAAGGTAGTGAGCAATTGACCACGTAGCGACTGCGATATTTTGCCGTCCTTAAATGCCTTGTCAATCTCTGCGATAGATTGCGTAAGCACTTCCTTACCTGATAGCGTGCCCTTCTGCGCTTGCCGTGCTAGGTTCTCAAGCTGCTTGCTCGTCTCGCCGCCGATGCCCTGCAATTGCGTGAGCAGATCACCTGACTTAATACGGTTTTGCAGCTCTTTGATACCATCGCCAACTTTGGCAAAGTCTTTGAGACCTACTTCGCCCGCTTTGCCTAACAGCCCTGTAAACTCTTCTGCGCTGAATCCAGCTTCTTTCAGGTTTGGCGTGAACTCTTGGATAGCATCTAAATAGCCGCCGATGTCGGTAACGCCCTTCTGTGCTCCAGATGCTACCAAGTTCAGCGCATCGTTAAAGCTCAAGCCGTACTGCTTAATCAGCGGCGATAGCTTACCTACTAGCTCCGGCGTCTCTGTTCCTAATGCCTGCGCTACTTGGTTTGATCGCGCTGCCGCCTCATCTAAACTATCAAGCGGTATCGCATCTCCGAGCGTCTGACGTAGCGAACCAACGATCTTTGCAGCTTCCGCCGCGCTCTCCCCAACGCCCTTCAAAAAAGCATTGTCCGCTGCCGTCTCTAGCTTGCCTAAATCTTCGCCCGCTAGCCCCGTGCTAATCGATAGCTGCTTGAGCGTCTTGTCAAACTCCGCGCCCGCTGCAAACGCATCACCAAATGCGCCCGCTACTGCTCCAACGGTAGAGCTTAATATCTCCATCCCGCTAGACAATGCGCCTGCTAATGGGAAAGCAGCGGCAAGGCCGTTGCTCAATCCTTCTATTGCGCCCCCAGCGTCACCACCTTTTGCCGCTTCAAATGCGCTGGACAGTTCTTTTTTAATGTTGGCAATAACGCCTTCTGCTTTGCTACCGTCTAGCTTTATAGTCTGCTTATCACCTAAATCTTGCAGCTCGCTTTTCGCGGCTTTAATGTCGCTGTCATCAACTTTCGGCTTAATAGTCGGATCGATGTTGTCCAGCTTTTTAGCTTCTGTTAATACAGTACCGAGCTGCTTCTTTAGGTCGCTGGCATCTATGTCTATTTTGACGGTAACTTTTTCTGCCATTACTTCATTTCAAGTAGGGTATTGCAATACTTCTGCACATCGGTAATTGTTACGTGATGCCAGAATCCTTCATCGTCAAACTGTGCTGCGTCCTGTTCCGATAGCTTGCTCTTATCTGCCGTCGCTTTGATGCAGTCAATACCGAGCATAAGCGCGCTCATTGTGTGCGGTAGCTCCTGCATTTGACGATGCAGCGCGGCTGCCTTTATCATATTGCTCTTCGCCCATTCGGTCAGGTCTAGCTCTGTAAACGTACCGCCATTGCTGATTGCTTTGTCCACAAGTGCGGCAAACTCTGCATCTTCTGCGTACATCTTCGACACGCCCGAC